GACTGTGAGAACCGCTCGCCCGAATTCACAAACGAATCAAACTCAAATGTTTTACTCGTCTGCCAGATGCCCCATGTGACGACTAGGCCCAGCGCGACAGGCACCACAGTCAGATTTACTTTCAGCAGCACTTGCCAGATGCCTAGTTTTTCATTCTCAACCACCCCTGCCACCTCTGCGTAATTCATGTGTTTTACCGGTTATCCTGTCCGGCTTTCGGACTAAATTCGAAATCTTAAGTATGGTTGATCTTTAGCCCCTCGTATCCACGATTAGCACTTGGGATACGGGGGGCTTTTTATTTACCTCTAACCTACTTAGTGGTTGTGATTCCGTGACGAAGTCCCATCACAGCAAGGGCCTCCAAGATTAACTGCAAAGTTTCAGTGGTCCCCATCTTCTCCAGAAAAAGTCCAAAGAGAGCAAAGAGGATCATACAACAACCTATGATGTATGTCTTCATACCATTAAGTTTCATAATCAAGATACCTTAATAATGTGATTTCTGGAGGAGAGATGGGTACCACACAACGCTCGTGCGAATTCCATAACTGGGTTCACCCTCTCGACCTTGCTGCTCTTTCAGATCTCCAAGATCGTAGACGCGGGAACCAACCTCGCCCAACTCGACTACGGAAAATGAAATTACGTGTTCTTTGAACGTTACGTTGGACAGTTGCTTGTGTAGCTTGTGCTGCTCTCCGAACTGGTGAGAACTGACGTACTGGGCAAACGCCGCCGGGGCAGTTACTGGCGGTCGGCGACGACGTGAACACCTCGGGCGAAAATGTAAATTGGGTGTTCGCCACGCTGGGCGTCCCGTAGTCGACAACGTTTAGCGTGCGGCCTGTCGTATGGAGGTCGCTATGCAAGTCCTCCGCTTGTGCCAACGTCAGTGATTTGTAGTTGCCGATGATTTTGCCTGCGTGTTGATCCTCCGCTAGGTGTGCCCAGATACTGCCGGGGTAGGTCCATCTTGGACCAAACTGCGGGTCTGGTGCAGGAGCTACACAAGCCACTGCCGTTTCAGGTGAGTAGGATTCTTGTGCTGCCAATGGTAACGCGAGTAGTAAAATCAAAATCAAACTTTTCATTTTTCTGCCTTTCTTAAAGTTAAACTGATGCCCAGGGACGGAGTTCTCTGAGTTCCCCGTTCTCAATGATCGCAAGAAATTTCCCCTGTTGTTCATCACCTACCCACGCTGTCACCATGTCACCTTGTACTGACAGTTTTACCCCTGAAGGTGTTGGAGGTGGTTCTGGATTTGTTGGGGTAAGTGGGTTGAAACCGTTGTAAGCATATCGTTTCCAGACTTGATAAGCCGGATCTCTTTTCTCCCAACCACGCCAAGAGGACAACTGTACTATTGTTGGACTCATGATTCCGGTGGGTTGGTGTTGGTGGCCGTAATTGTGGGCAATCTCATGGCACAGTAAGGCCTTCATCTGCGTTAGACCAGAACGAGAATAGTTAGGGTTAATTTTACAAAATAACGACCTACCCCCGCATGGCCCATTTGTCAATTGTGCAAGACCTATTGTCGATCCCCGTAATACTTCCCAACTAACACGTATGTGAGCAAATGATGAAGTTGATACCTGAATTAACCTAGCACCCATCTCCGCATTTGCGGTGATGACACTTTCAATCATTTGTTCCGCATTATCTGCTGAGAAGTTGCTAGGTCTGCTTCGATCGTTATACGAAAATCGTATTCCATCTGAGAAACAGGGGTTATCAAACGTTCCCCCTCCTGCCTCTTGATAATCTGGATGACCACAACGTTCTGTTTGAATCGATTGGTCTGTGATAGGTCCCCAATCACTATCAGGTAGGAGACTCATCATTTCTTGATAGGATGCAACCATATTTTTAACAGCAACATCTGACATCGTCAGTAGCGACAAATCGCTATCTGTAAGCTTGCCAATAGGTGTCTTGGGATTGAAGTTATGTCCAAGATTGACTAGATATTGTATCCTCGAATCGATCATTCTAATTCCCTAAAGAGGGTAATGATCTTATCAATGAACGTTTGCCATTTAGTAGACTCTGCTGGAACAAGTTCAGTCTTAGGTTGTTTGATGCCACTTTGAATATCAACTAGAACCTTACTGATTTGTTTTGCAGTACCGTAGTTTCCTCCTACAGCCTGTTCTATTAAAACTGCTGATATACCCTCCCGAAAAGGTTTCCATCGTTCAGCAGTTTCAGACTCAGCAACGATTCTATTGGAACCGAAAGCTAGTGCTTCATTAGCAAGTTCAGGTTTCATCGTACCACCACCTACTTCTTTAGAAACCCGATCATAAAGCATTTGGAAAGCTTGTTTGGTATTCGGGTCATCAGCAACCGCGTCAACCAACACCTTCACTCGCTTACCAATAGGTGTCATGGTGTCTGGATTTTCGGGTGGGTTCTCAGGCGTCTTACCATCAAGTCTGTAGACGTTCAGTTGTTCAACCACCGAAGTTCCATCTGCTTTTGCTTCTATTCGAACAATGTACACACCTGGGGGAACGTCGATCACCACCGGAATTTGAGCCATCAGTGGGCCGGGAATTGAGAGAAGTAGTACCAATAAATATCGCATTGAGTCGCCTCGGTTGGTGACCTCCTCACAGGGGAGATTGAATGAATCAACCCAAAACTCCCTTATGGGGGGCCATAGTTGGAACTAACAGAGGCCGATAAACAACGGCAGTAATTCCTTGATAAACGCCAAAAACGCTGACCAATCACGCTCGCCATTCGCGGCCAGGGTTATTGTGTTCCCTGCCTCTGCGTAGTCCACCATCAAATCATCTAAAACGTCGTCGACAGATTGAGGATTAAATCGAGTCGCGGCCATCACGCGAATGGCATCACGTCGGTCCATGTCGCCATTCTTAACCTCGGATCGCACGAATTCCCGTAGGTCTCTCCGTCGGTCTTGTCTCTCTTTTCTATTCAGTTTCATCCCATGTCCCTTTCTAATATTTGAAAAAACGTAATCGCCGCTGAAATGGTTGCCTTACTCATCTACACATTGTGGTTGGAATTAGATCGCCGTAACCGTCCCCCCATCACCCGAAAGGCTAGGTTCAGGGGGAGCGGAACACGCGGCGACACGCATTACGGACTGGAAACGGTACCGTATCCAACAGCTCTGGGCATCTTCAAGTAGGGCATGAAGTTGTCCAAGACTTTAGCTTCAAGTACAGGTGGGTCACGTTCGGGAGTAACCCACGAATGGAACCCGTACACGGTCTTGAGAGGACCATTGGTACGTTCTTGAACAGGCTCGCTACCCAGAGCCATACCAATCCACTCGGGACTAGGATCAGGCGTGAAGAGGGCCTTGTTGTCGGGAATCAGCAATCCATTGTTAGCGGAAGAAATCGAATCAGGATAACCCAACTCTTCAGCCGATCCAGTGTGAATGACACCGTCATAGACATGGAAGGTGAATTGTGGAATACCATGAAAGACTACGTCGTATCCATTGTCCCGACGTTCGTCATCGCCAAGTTCACGAGTCGTCAACGATTGGAACACTCGATTAGATGTACCTGCTACAGCTTGCAACCCGGTATTACCCAAAAGGTAATTGTAGGTTGTTGAGTTAATCCAGATATGACGGAAGGGCAAACCAACTTCACGTTCCTGGGCTTTGTTGAGAGCTAGCAACTCACCTTTGATATCGCTAGCTGCCTCATCCCAGGTTGCAGCTAAGATGCCAGAACCCGTACCCAGGTCTAAGGTCGTCAGATGGGTAGCAGGAATCTGTGACTCGATGTCAATAGTTCCAGCCCCGTATTCTGCCAAAGCCATCGTCTCACCATCCATAGTGATACCAACACCCCCCCGAAAGATACGAGAGAGGGCAAACTCACGAGCGTTGCTAACTCGGTCACCAAGGAAGTTGAGTTGCATCTTAAAGTTGCGTTGACCATAAAGATCAATGGTTCCAACTCGACCACCTACAGGACGCCCAATCATGTACTCTTCTACAGGAATCGGGATCTTTTCATGAGATCGAAAGCAAGTCGCTTGTGCATGTCCGATAGCCTTACGACTAACCGTTGCTGCACCCATGATAGGTGAACGTCCTTGGGCAATAGAACGTGTAGGATCAAATAGATCCCAACCAAACGTACGTCCCAAAACTCGTTTATCACCAGCAGTAGACAATCCACCGAGATAGAATCTCTGGAGGAGAGATAGGGGGCTTTTGTATCGCCCGAATACACCCATGATAAATTCATGAGAGGTCATTTGTTGATAAGAAATTTCGCCAGCCATAGATCTAGACTCCTTTAGGGTTAGTTATTAAGTGGCAACCGTGATGGTTTGGGAAGCTGCACCTTGGCTATGAGCACTGGCGATAACCATCCAACCCGTTCCATCACCTATCACCTCAAAGGAGCCACCGATGTGTTCAGCAGCAGTTGTGTAGGCAACCGTATCTGCTGTTGCATCGTTGAAGACGATCAAGGTATCTGCGGTACCTGAGGTAACCATCATTTCGAAATCAGCAATATTGAAGAACTTGTAAGACAAACCCTTCTTAGCTGTAGCAGGCAAAGTGAAGTTAACTGCGGCTGCTGCACCACGGGTCGTGAACAACGTTCCTGAGTCAGAATCCAAGATCGTGTAGTCAACTACATGGGCTTGAATCTTCGCATAGGTAGGTTGTCCAATTTTTACATCATCAGCGAACAAAAAGTTCTCTGCCATCTGAGATCGAATATCAAACTCAGAAGCATTACCAACGATAGTGAGGGCACTGGTACCGGGGACAATCAAACGTTCGGGTTTGACGTTACCGGAAATCAGGATACGACCCATCAAACGATTAGCGTTCGCACCCAAACGTTGGGTATTGGTCGTTTGAGTGAGGATACCTCGAATGACTTGATCACCCAAGATACTGGTAGGATCCCACTCTTTCCACAAACTGGTGGAAGTTACTTTACCCAAGAGCAATCCGGCTCGTAGGGTTTCTGTCTGACCAGTGTTACCCGCGTCACGGGCTGCACCAGACAAGGGAGCCTGTCCCCAGACTTGATGGTGTTCTTCACCGAAGTACACCTGATTCTCAAATGTTTCCTGGTAAGCCTGTACCCCAGGAATCATGTTGTTACTTTGGAAGTTAGGCATCTAACTGGTTCCTTATTGGGAAAGACCGTTGAAGACGGCATCGAGCTGGTCATCTAGAGCTTTGCTAGATTCCCAAACGGGGGTAGTTTCATTCTGTTTAGGCAACCCAACTACTTGACTACCTTCGGGTGGGGTAGACATCGCTAGGTGCTGGAGATACCCATGTTGGGAATCTTCCGTAGTTGTAACCGGGGATGACATCTCCAAGATGTCCAAAGTGGCATCTAGAGCATGGGGGAGAAGATTGTCATTGGTATCGAATGACATTTGGAAAGCAGCCAATTGAGGAAACAGTTTCTCCTTAGCCAACTGCTCTGTGATACGTCCAGAATCAACCAAAGCATTCACACGCGTAACACGTCGCTCTGCTTCAGACTTAGTCAACATCGACATGATGACGCTCATCTGTCCTGTAACGTCCGCAGTACCTGCTTGGGGTTCAACCCCCAATTTCGTAGGTGGGGTTACCTGAACAACGGGGGTGGACATCTCAAAGGATTGCCCTGTTGCTACTTCAATCTCTTCCTTGGTCCAAGGCTTGGTGGTATCTGGGTTCGTGGTCCCAACCATAGCCTCTAGTTGTTTGTTTGACATACTCATAGTAATGGCGGGAGTTTGAGCCTCCCTAGCTCCTGGGGGTGGTGAGTTTATAGTTCCTCGACCGTCAGAAGAAGTCTTCTGTAACAACGCTACATGCAACCTCTCCAAGAAGTTTTGTGTATTAGTATCTTCGGGGAGATTAACTCCAACAGAACTCCGAAGGGTAAGTAAGAGATCTGGCATAGATACTTCGGATACAGACATCGACATAGCTATAACTGAGCTACCAGATACTGGTTCAAAGTTCTTTTGCCCTGGTTCAATTGGATGGGTACAAAGCGCGATGTGCATGACAGGTTTCTTCCATTCCTTACCATGCCCATCTGTCCAATTGTCACGAACACAAATAGAGGTGTCTCGTACAGAAGTCCCTATACGGCCATAAGGACTTTCAGGTTCTTCCTTGGACCCTGGAGCATCTACATAGCCAACCAAAGCTAGCTTGCCCTTATCATTACGTTCCGTCCAAACTTTCTCCCAAAACCCTCCATTGTCGAAGGAAGTAGCTAAGGCCCCAGTAGCATCCTTTTGAATGGGAGTAGCTTCGTTCGTATGCTTCCAGGGGGCAGGTATCTTATGTCCTGCATCCTGTAGTTCTTTGATACTCTTCTCAAAGTCTCTTAGATCATTGGGACTGATATTCTGCATACCACCCTTACCCCCATTAAGGTAAGGAAGAAAATACCGTCCTTCAGTCACAATCTCTTTACGTTGGATAGGCATGGTTACTCCTATGCTAAAGCCACACCTGTGGCACCAATTTTACTAGTCAACAATGCCATCGTTGTGGTACTCGTTCCATACCCTATGGGACTCAATAACCAAGTAGATGTTATAAAATCAGAAACAGGTTGAATACCCCCAGAAATGTCACTCAAGACGTAGAAGGTACCCGCAGTAATGATGGCACCAAAGTCTAGATTCCCCGTTTGGATGTAAGCCAAAGGTTGGTTAGCCGAGGCATTATTCAAAGCAACAGCCAACCCACCAGAACCGGCCTCTGCTGCTGTACCATCACACTGGGCTAGATGCCATTTAACAGTGGTAGTATTAAGGTAGATCGTTTGTCCAGCAGTGATGGTAGCACCTGCAATCCCTTGCTGTTTAGTGTAATTATCCGCAGGCAATAGTAAGGCAGACGCTGTTATTACGAGATCAGCCATGCATCATACTCCTAAGTTAAGGGCTAAAGATCGTTCCCCGGCCATAGTATCGATGTAAGGCATCATGGGGTCTGTGTTGGATAAGATAATCACTTGGGCCTTTCTCTTCTCCAGAGAAGCTTTAAGCTTGTCTGTGTCGCCAGTTCGTACAATCATCCTTCCCAAACGATGGGTTTCTACAGCATCAGACCAACCAACGACTGGTCTGGCTTGTAGCACGTCAGTGAAGACGAGATCCCACTCTATTAGTAGAAACTCCTCCAGTTCTGCCCACTGATCCGAGCGAGCTAAGACAATCGCTTGCATGGTTAATCTCCTTGTGTAGGTCTTATACAAGATGAAATCCAAAATAGTATAGCACCCCCCAATCGAGGGGAATAGACATATCTAGTAAGCTGTAGAGTATTCTAACCATCTCACCATTAATATTTTCTGGAGAAGAAGTATGGCCCTGACACAAAGACTGTCTGCCGCCCAGTACGACACGTTGTTCAAGATTGTGGGGGAATTCGTAGAAGTAGCTAATAGATTTGATGGTCTATACGCTGCTTTTGATACCGATATATCAGAGATAGAAGCTGAATTGAACACGGAAGGTTTATTGCGTTTGTACGAGGGGGTACCTAGCAACTTTAATTCTTTTAGATCTTCCATATTAGGTTGGATTGGTACCATCAATGGTCGGGTGGCTAATATTCTTACAGATAAAATACTAGTTGCGGACGAACTTCTCATAGGTAGTGCTTCCGGTATTGGGTCCATATTGGCTGAATTAATTCGGGATATGAATGAGGCTTCTGAGATAGGCACTGCCAGCGTAGTGACTGTGGGTGCTATTACCTCAGAATTAGATAATACAGATCCGGGTAGTCTCTTGTTGGACACGACGTTGGATGGTGTCAATACGCCTGCTACAGGAGTTTCCGCCAACCCCCAATACAATGCTCTCGTGTCCCAGCTATCCCTTACCTCAGACAACCTGAGGGTGACCTGTACAGCAGATACCAATGGTGGTCTATCCGCTTACACGGAGAACTTCCAGATCTATGGAGAGCCTACAGGGAGCCCTTGGAGTCATCTAAGCTACGGATCTGGTACAGGACCTTCTTTGGTTCCTCTCCATTCTCAGACACTCCTTAGTGGTCTACAGTTCACGTCGTTTGTAGCCAATGTGCCTGCTAGCTGGACCATCACATCTGGTGCTGCTGGTACTGAGATCCTGTCAGAAGCTACGGAGGTATATGAGGGTGCTACGTCGTTGGAATTAGATGGAACCAGTACGGATGCTACCCTAACCAATGCTGTTACAGCCAATACCTTGGTACCCCTGAAGAGGTACCTATTTGCTGCCTATATCAAGTCCGATGGATTGGTAGTCGCTGGTGACTTAGAAATCATGTTCACGGGTACAGGATATACAGCAGGTAGTACCGAAAAGGTGGCTATGAATACTGCGGCATTGAATGCTCAGACTACCTTTGGTCTAGAGACGTTCTACCTGAATGCCCCTGCTGAGATACCTACTGATCTAAAGCTATCCATTGACCTAGGATCTGCATCAGCCGGTAAGGTCTACATTGACTTTATGGCATTCGGAGAAGTGACTTATTGGGATGGTGTGAACTGGGCTATCGTGTCTGGTACAGACCCATACGTGGTGGGTGATGAATTCAGACTAGCTATCACCAACGACAATGCTGGAGTATTCCAGACCTACTTCAGGAAGCAGTTCCTGGTTCAGATACCCACAGGTGGCGTACCTACTATCTTGGATGCCTGGGCTACATAGACTCTTAGCGGGTGGATGGGTAGGCTCCTGGTCATTATTCGCATCACTTACCGCAGGATAGACCGACTAAGAGTCTATAAAAATCCCCCTAGTACCACTGAGGGGGGAGTACTAGAGGGACTGAGGGCAGGGCTCGTCACACCCTGGGGGATCCGATGTGTAGGCGGATTACTTACATAGTAGCGTTGAATGGATTAGATGTAAAGGTGTTGATAGTGAAGGGGCCTTGTCGAGCAGGTAGATTGTACTCCTCCGTACCCTCCCCTTGAGTCATGTCCCAGGATACGTGGTTACAAGCATCTGACAGGTTATCCACAATATCATTGTCTTGGTCTGGATCCCCTGTCCAGGTAAAGACCTCATCTATGAATTGCTGCTTCCAGGGGGTGTATGGCTCGGGTACCCATAGGCGTCCTTGACGTACCCTGAGTTGGGCTGTGAAGGAGTTGGCCACCTTGTCCTTGTGCTTGTGGACGCTCTTGATAGGGATGCCTCGGGCTGAGGCGAACTGATGGATGGGCTTACCTGGGCCATTGTTCTCACATACGAAGGTGGAGGGGTTCCACCTCTTGTACATGGCCACCATAGCCTCTACGACCTCAGGTGCCTCCCACATCCCCCTGGACATGTCTAAGAGCATCAGATTCATATCAGGGGTTAGACCCCAAGCACACATGACGGTCTTAGAGGGCTCCACGTCCCTCTTGATGGACGCCTGAGCAGGTCCATCCCTTGAGGTAGTGGCTGGATCGATGGTGCAGAAGATGTTCCTGAGGCTCGCATAGGGGTGTACACGCCCTGAGCCCTCCCCTAAGACGAAGTAATCCCCTCGTATGGTATAGAACCCTAATTGGTCTGCGTTGAATCTGGCGTCGTGTGAGGCCCCCCAATCGCCCTCCAGTAGCTGTGCTCGCTCTACAGGGGATAATTCCTGCAATCCACGGATGTATCCCTCCTGATCTAGGTAAGGATTGTCAGTTACGAAGGATGGGATAAATGGGCGAGATGGGTGCTTTCCTGTATATGTGACCCTGACACCCTGCTGACGAGCCTTGATGGGGTCCTTATCCGGGGTAATCATGAACCGGTTCTTAGTCCATGCATGGCCTGTACCCCCTGGGTTAGTCGCTGCTCGCATTCGTAGGGGTACCCCTTGATGTCCCGCAGCTACTTGACATATAGGGCACTCCTGATCTAAATGAAGGATTCCATCCTCATCTGTGTGAGTGGGACATTTCTTCTTACGTAATCTAGAGAACAGATAGGTGTAATCGCTCAACTTGTGTTGGGTCAATTCATCAAACCCTACGTATTGAAATTCAGCCCCTTGATATCGAGTGTAAGCCGTAGACTCCCCTATGTATCCAAACTTGAGTATTGCCTCCTTACCAGGACTACCATTGGGGGCTAATGTTGGGAATCGATATTCATGTTCTTCTGCTTTATAGATAGCCCTAGTACTCTGGAGCCATGTGTGGGCTCTATCGAGTAATGCTTCGGGTTGTTTGAGATCCGAAAGCGTACGTCTGAGGAGTAGGGCCGCATACCCTGGAACATGTACGTACTGCAAAGCAGACATGAGTAATGCATCTGATTTCCCCCCACCGGCTGAACCACCAAATAAAGCCTCTCTGTGTGGTAAGAATAGAAAAGCCAACTGACGGGGTGTAGGAGTGTTAGGGATGTACTCACTGTTCCAGGGTATTGAAGGCATAACTACTTCTCCATATCACCCATAGACTTGAGAGCATCTACAAGGATTCCAGTACCTTTAAGTACGTCTCGCATAGCATCCTGCATATGCTTCTCACTGGTCATGTAGACAGGGTTGGAAGCAAACTTGGCTGTGATCAAGGCCCTAAAGGTTTCTAACCACAAAGCCTTACCATCCTCTTGAAGATACATGATGATCTCTGGAGGAAGAGGAATGCCCTCGTACGAGATCTTCGTGTGAAGATGCGCTAACATATCTGTGGTTTGAGATAGGGCTGATTCTAGCGAGTCTATCTTAGATTGTAGAGCTACCAATCCTCTCTCATTCTGATCTACCCTAGGGGTAAGTTCTGTCTGTTCTAGGATACGCTCTTTGTTACCGTCTGTAGTCGATGTAGCCGCCGCTTTAGCCATAAAAAAAGCCTCCTGTGTAAGTGATATACATGCAGGAGACTATATCTTGTGGTCTTTATTTGGGCAAGCGTGTTTGTTATTAGGAACCCAGACTTTGCTTCCTCCGATGTTCTGCTTTGGCATCAGATACACCCGCTAAATAATCAGCAGAAGAAGTATCAATACGTTGGGGTGTTTTTCTGGAGGAGAAGAACCATGATCCCCCACCTAAGGCTACCACAGCTTGGACTATCCCTGTGATCGTCTTCTGAGCCTCATCCCCATCCCATATGTCACCTGCTAGGTACCACACAGGTGATAGTAAGGCTGCAATGACTGCCATCAATAGGATAATTAATTGCTTGTCTGTGAACCGCATCCTAGTCTCCTCGGGGGAACTTGTGACCTTTAGATACTATATCACCATCGTCTACCCAAGAGTTAGGATCTTTGATCTCCCCATCCTCAAAGTATTCCATGTACCCGTCTGACCCTCTATGTCCTAACCATAGCTTACGCTTCTTGTGGGGTCCTCTGTCTACTAACTCTTCAATGACTACCCAGTCCCCTAGACTGTCCGTGTAGATACCTGGACGATCAACTAGACAATGGGATTCCTCCTCGCATCCACAATCATCCTCATCTAAGTCAACTACCCGATAATCGGTTGTATGCCAATTCCAACGGGGTGTAATACCTTCTAGGGAAATCCACCTATTCGATACATTACAGAATTCTATAGTCTCCCCTTGTTCATATGCCTGCATCACTTTGATCTGATCACGTAGTCGCTTAGTGCTAGCCTTACTCATTGTCTTACCTTCCGTTAAAGTCACACATTCTTCGGTAAATGTTTCCCAGATAGATCTTCTTCCTTCCCCTAGCTACAAGTACCACCTTAATAGGTCTATGTAGATACCAAGCAGTACCTAAGATAGACAATACCAAGGCTACTAGATAATAGGTTTCCATTGTTACTCCTTCTCCAGAGCCATCTGTATTCTAGTATCAAAATGAGTTACTTCCCACTCGCTAACCTTGTGTCGACAATGAGGGAGACAGCTACATTTTATGATATCTAGGGATTCATCACGTATCCCCTTTAAGACTACGGGTAGCATATTGTGAAAGACCTTGTCATTGGTGGCCATAGTAGCTAATAGACATTGAGAGATCATCATTCCTTATCCCCTATACAAGTTAACATTCAGACTGACATCGGATCTCCCCCTTAGATGGGACCCGTAGAATCTGGGTACATTAAGATCTCCCATGGTTTTGGTGAAACCCATGTTCTAGTTCAGCTTCCTTCTTAGCTTTGATAGCTTCGTTTAGATCATGGAAGTATCCTATCCAAATGAATTTTGTATCTACCTTAATCTT